CCATCAGACCCATCAATACGCACAACTCCTGTGCCATTTGGCGTAAGGGCTATGTTTCTATTACTTGATGACACAATACTTTGCGCCAAAACATCCAGATCACCGCCCAACTCAGGTGACGTATCACCTACAACTTGGGATAATCCACCCCCACCACTAATTATCTGACCATCAATATAGGCTTTAATAGATTGTTGTGTCGCTAGTTTTGTAGCAGAGTTAGACGCAAAATCATCTTCATCAAGTACAGCCGACCCTGATACGCTTGTATTCAACACAGGGCTAGTCAGCGTTTTGTTTGTTAGTGTCTTTGTTGTTCCAGAAAGATAGGTATCAAACGTGTCCACACTTGTCTGCTTCATTGTACCGCTATCATTGGTGACAATACCATCACCCCCAGCAACAGCCGTAGTGCCTACAGTTGAACCCCCATCCATAAGATTAAGTTCACTGGCTGTAGCTGTAACGCCACTCAATATATTCAGTTCATTAGCCGTAGCCGTGACATCTGTACCGGCTATATCTAGCGTTGTCATGGACACTTCACCAGCCACTGTCAACAATCCACTTGAGACTGTCATAAGGTCTGTATCGTCTGTATGCCCTATTGTAGAGCCATTTATGTTGACATTATCAATAACAGCCTGAGTGACCGCAGAGTTTGTGCCTAAGGTTACAGCATCAATCGCCCCACCATCAATATTTACACCACTAGAGCTAAAGTCATTGGCTGTAACGCCACCACCATCAGCAATAGATATAGCTGCATCACCATCGGTAAATTGTATTGCTGGAGTCTTTAACGCAGTAGTCGCAGTAATATTTGTGCCTGAAGGAGAGGTGAGGGATGTAGCCCCTGTGTCCATGTCCTTTAGGGTTGCCATCAATGCCCTTATAGCATTGTTTACATTAGCCGGACTCATGCCCTCAGATATGTCTATAGACTTAATATCTGTATTATTTGCGTCTGTAGCATCAAATTGTGTGATGTTATTTTTTGCCATTTAGTTTTCCTCTTCCAATATTTCACTACCATCAAATATGCCAGCTTGAATAAGTATGGCGTTCAATCGTCTAAGTCGTGCTTTTCTTGCTACAAGTGTTGTTGGTTTCTCTAATAGCGTTGCCATAAGCTTTGGATTCTTTATAGCTTCAGCAAGTACATTGCGTACTTTGAGCTTTGGCACTTGCTCAAATATCTTTTTGGCTGTTCTAACACCAGCACCAGCTAATACTAAAGGCGCACCAGCAGCTTGAGCTAAACCACTAGCTCCACCTAGATTTGCACCACCAATTCTAAGGAGTAAATCAAAGAATAAGTCCTCACCGCCAAGTAAATCACTTGCTCTCGCTGTATTTGCCAACGAGTCTTCAAACTGTGTTGATTTGGTTATTAACCTCTTGATATTATTTATCTGAGGCTCTTTGAATATTCCTGTTCTTCTTAGCGTCTGTTCTAGTGTCTCGTTGCCACTTCTTATTTGTAGCAGTTGATTTAATCGTCTTCCTGACACAAGACCACCTGATGTAGTCGCAGCATCTAATAAATATTGATAAATACCATACTGCAACCCTTCAAACGCTTCAGGTTGCTTGGCTCTGTTTACCAGTATTACAAGATTATCTATAGACTGTTTTCTTGTTGGCGATGCTATAGCTGTTTTAATTACATCATTTACATTGTTTGAATTTAGAACCTTTGCTGCTGTTGATTTCTTTGCTGCAAAAGCACTGCCTTTTTGAGCAACTTCTTTTACTCTATTTGCAAAACGATTAGCTGACGCAACATCTGATAACTCTTTTTCAAGATTTAGTGACTGTAGTGTTTGCCTATTATTCTTGATAAAAGTCTCAAGTGTCTGAGGGTTAATACTGCCATCAAAATTTGCTGTTTCACTAGCTAATCTCTTAATAAACTGACTTTGTAAATCAGTCATTTGGTCTGCCTGAGACCCAGCAGCCCTTTGTAAAGCACCTAGATTTAGGGATTGTTGAACGTCAGACCCAGATAATGCTGTCTCTAGTGTTCTTTCAGGCGCAACAGAAATACTGCCATCTCTATCATATCCTAGCGTCTTTCCAACATACCCTTTGGTAAACTTGTCATTAAGGTCTTTTGAAAACTGTCGTGCAATTTGAGCTTCTTTACCAACGACTACATCTAAATCATCTAACATAGCGTCTGTCATTCTTTTGTATATTCTTGCGTCATTGAACTTTTTATTAGCAAGAGCCTCAGTTCGTAATTTGTTATAAATGCTCCTTGTTTTAATAAGGTCTCCAGCTATTGTTTGACCTTTCTCTAGGTCTTTATTTACATCTCCTTTTTTAATTTGCTTGACTAACGCTCTTACTGGCTGTGGTAGTTTACCCCCTGGAGGTAAGTCATTCTCAATGATATCTTTTTGTATTTCTAAGGTCTTTTTAGCTTCTACAGGGGCTTTTTGATCTATCTCTGTCCACAGTTCTCTCTCTGTCTTACGTGCTATAGAAAGCTCTTTTTCAAGAATATCTCTTGCTTGCTTGTTTACTGCCATCTTATCGACGTTTGGAAGTGTTGATCGCTCAATATTTTGTGCCTTTAGTTCTGCTTCTTTAACTCTTGTTGTTAAAGCAGTATTTAGAAAGTCCTGTCGTGCTTGAGCAGCCGTTCTAACGACATCTGGGTCTCCTGTAGCTGTTGCTGTTCTAAATGCCTGATTAAGCTCTTCAATAGCCCTTTGTGTCTGCTCTCCTACTTCTTCTCTAAAAGTACTGCTTGAGTTAATAAGTTCTTTTTCAATCTCAAGAAGTGGCTTGCTTCCTGTTATCTGACCTGACGTTCCAGCATCAGAAGAGGCTCTTAATTCCTGTGCAAGTAATGTTGGCTCTTGACCAGCCTCAAGTACTTGTCGTTGTACGACTTCAGCAGCTTGCCTTTCCACACCTCTAGGACGAAATGTTTCAATAGCTCTTACTACAGAGTTATAAAAAGTAGGTATTGAGTTTGCTATCACAACAGGCGTAAACGCTGCTCCCAACTCTGCATATAATCGTGTTGTCGCATCAGATGGGTCTACTTGTTCTGCTATTCCAGCAGCAGCACTTGGAGCTAAAGCTAAACCACCCTCAATGGACGCAGCAAGGGCTGGGTTTCTTGCTTGAGTTTTAACTAAATCACTCACCGTTTCTGTAAGCACATTTCTCTTTGGTATTGCTGTATTTATTGCGTCTACAGCCGACACACCTCTTGATGCAGCCATAAACGGTAATACTGTTCCTGTGGTCTGACCAAATGTCTCTCCACCCACCGCAAAAGGTCTTTGGGAAGAGGGTAGGTCTTGAATATCATCATACCCAATGTCAAGAAGACTCGTAAGTTTTCTGAGAGACTTTGAGCCACCAATAGGTTGTTCACTAAACGGTTCAAACCCTTGCTCTCCAGGCAATATGTTTAAAACTCTTGGTAACTGATTTATGAGGTCAACAGGAGCGCCAAGAACATCAGCCAAGCCGACATTGATTCCTTTTCCAACGGCTGCTGTCTTTTCCATGCCTGTTGATGGTCTTGTTTCAAGATAGGCTCGTCTGACTGTATCATATTGGTCTGTACCCCTTTTATCTTGGTTTTGTGTAAGCCATTCAGCGTACTTTGTGGCTTTTCTTATATCAGCCATTACTCACCACTTCCTACAATTTCATCAGCTTGATTAAGCAAATTATTAGTAGATGAACCACTTTCGTAATCGTTTATAGCCACAGTAACATTTGCTATATAATTTTGAATTTTTTGGAATTGACTTCTTAATTCCTCTAATTCTGCTTGAGTTTTTACAGAGGTCATTTGTGCTTTTAAATTGTTCAGTGTGTATTGTAACTCAGGAACTAATGCTTTCGACTTTTCGACAAATGTTTGATTGTTGTCTGACGGTTGAGGAAGTATTTGTTCAATAGTTTTTTGTGTATAGACACTACCTTTATCGCTTAGGGCTTTTACAAGAGGCTGTTTAATACTGTTGTTGACTTGATTTATGATAGCCTTTTGTTTTTCTCGTTCTTTGCTAAAACTACCACCAAATAAACCAGTAACAGCATTTAGAAAGTCTGTCCCCATTCCTCCTATGTCACCACCAGCAGCAGTCGTAATATCAATTTCAGACCCTTTTCCCTCAACTTCTTCAATTTTCTCTGTTGTTGAAGGTACAATTTTATTAATGTCATCTAAATTAAGTAGACTAACACCAGTATTATTTGTGTTGCCTATAGGAAAAATCTTTCCAGTTCGTGTATTACGCTGGAAAGCTCCTCTTCCTCTGAGTGACTCTGGTAAATCTTCCTGAGACACAAGCTCAAAACTATCTTTCGGTAGTAACTCTCTTGCCGTCATAGCTCTTATAAACCCTGTTGGGTTTGCTTGAAGAAGCCCCAACATTCTAGGATTATTTGCAAATTGCTGTTCAAGAAGACCAATCGCTTCTCTTTGTCTTTTCAGGTCTTGTGTATTTTGAGCCAATAACCCAGCTTGATTTGCTGCCCTTATAGCAGAGGGCGCACCATCACCTCTAAGCAAACTTGTACCCAACGTAATTTGTTGTTGAAACTCAGGTGTATTGTAAACATCTAAGAAAGGCTGTGAAGCTGTCCGTACCTTAGAACCAAAATTTTGAATTGCATCTAAAAGACCCATTAAGCAACCTCTTTAATTTTAGAATAATCAATCATTAAGTATCCATGTGAGCCTTCGACTACAGCATCAGGGAATACCTTTTGTACTTCTTGTGCGATAAATCCTTTGCGTGGGTGCTTATCAAGACCCAAAACAAAAGCCTTTGCGTTCCATTCCCACTCATAAACATTAAGCCCTGTCGAGTGTGTTCCTATCTTTTTTATATCAACTTTTAATCTTCTGTCAGACAAAGACGCTAGGGCTGCTATAGTAGATATAGTTCCAGCAATTTGATCTCCAGTTGAAACATTATTGGTTACTTCTTTAGTAGTTGTTCCACCAGTGTTTGTGTTTGCCCCAATAGCAGAAAGAATGTTGTTAATTCTTTGTTGTTCGGCAACATTTCTTGCGCTTTGTATCTCAAAAGGTCTATTGAGAAGTGCCTGATCTAAAGCTCTCTGTTCTGAGCCAACACTTGACAATGCACCAAGTAAGCCAAGATCAGAACTTAAAATTGAAGGGGTCATACCTATAGCCGATAGTTTTCGTGACGCATCTGCTTCCATTGCATTAGCTAATGTAGGCGCAACACCTGAAGCAATACCTTCACCAATGGCTGTTCCAAAGGCATCAGAGCCTAGTCTACCACCACTAGAATACTGAGATGTTATGTTATTTACAGTGTTTGATATTGTGTCATCTAACACTCTTTGCAAAGGGTCAGATACATTGAATTGACCAGTAACAATATCATCCAATGCTGTCTTTGCCGTTCCTAGAGGATTACTTGTTGCAAGGTTTGTTATCAGGTTTTGTGCAACATTTTGTGTTGGCGTAAATCCAGCTATTTCAGGCACAACATTTGAACTTGGTCTAAAGTTTTGGGCTTCTCTAAACCCTGTCTGAACCATATTTTTTACAAAATCAGGTATTTCTTGCGTTTGTACTGTGGTGTTACCACCTCCACCTTTTCCCATTTTATAAGTCCTTATGATAAGTTATATGTGCTGGATACCAGCCGAATTTGTTAATAAATCTATCCCACGCCTTACGACCAAATCCTTCCATGTGGATACATTTGTTGTGTTTAGCGTGAGCCTCAAGAGTTGATAGAACCAACTCAATCCATTCTTTCATGCGTCCACCACCCACAAAGTCTAACGCCATAGCGTTGCCCTTTGGATAGTAGACCATTCGTGTTGTAACAACGGCAATCACCTTATCCTCTTCCTCAACAGTCCACACAAGGTATGCCCCTTGTTTACTTGCCGTATATACGTCCTCAATGTCTATTTTACGAGGTGATAAGCACACAGCCTTGTTGAGTATAGGTTTGATGTATTGCCATTTCTCATCCAGATATTCCACTGGAACAGGCAAAAATCTCATCCCAAAACTACATACATAAAGTTTCTGTCCGTTTGTCCGTTGTTCGCGTGTGTTACAACGAAATTCTGTTTATTTCGTGCAGATATAAATATTGTGCCGTTTCCTACCTCTGCTGACGCATTGGCAGTCAATGGGCTATATAAAATTATGCTATCACTACTAGCCCTTAAATCTGTGACTGTAGTCGTTGTGGCACTTGCCGTTAGGGTAAAAGACCCAGTAGAGTTTAGCTTGCCTTCGAGCAGTAAATTTACGGCACTACTAACCTCTCTAGGCGTTCCCCCAGCTTGGGGTAGACGCAGAAAGTTGAAATTAGCCATTATCGTCTTCCTAGACTGGCTGTCTCAACATCTACTCCCAGAGCGTAACGCCAAGTACCACCACTAGCATTTACTCGTACTCTATGATAGCGACCATTACTTCTGACAGGTACAAAGTTATCAGTGTTCAGGTTGGCAGACGCAGTGAACGAAACAGTATCTATCTGTCGAGAACGAGACCCCACTTGTACAGTGAGGGTAGGAGCTACATCTTTCGATGTAACATAGGGTGTAACACTCTTAACGAGTGACTTCTTCAGTTTTGCTGGCTCAAACTCTGCTGTTTCCAATGTTGCAGCCAACGCATCGCCTGTAAAGGACGCAATCTTACTACTTGAACTCGCAGCAAAGGCACTCTGACCGCCTCTAAAGAAACGTGAATCCAAAGACGTACCCAATGCGTCTAAGCTACTGGATATCGTAGCCAAAGCCTCAAGTGTAAAACTAGGCGATATAATTGTGCCTATAAACTCATGGTCTAACTCTGCCAGTGACCATCGCCCAACAGCATAGTTATACATAATTATCTTATCAGGCGTACCAGCTACGCTTTCATTGGATACATAACTCCATGCAACCACCTGATTAATTGGGTCTATACTGCAACTCAATCTATCCAAATGATGCGGTGATGAGTCATCAAAGAAAAAAGAGTCGACCTTTTCAGCCCCAATTGGTATTGATCGCTCTCCGTTAAACATAAAGAAGCCATCAGAGGCTAAGTAAAATATCTGTGTAGGCGCAAGTGCTGATATAGAGTTTGGTATATCGCACCCATGCCCTGTCTCCACCATATCAAAGGTAAAGATCAAAGGAGAGCCTACATATTGCATCCTAGCAATACCTCTCTCCAACAAGACAACGCCAAAGTCACCACCAACTAAGCCAGTAATGTTTCCGGCATCAGGTATGTCCTGAAAGTCAGCCTGATTAGAGCCTACTGTCCATGTATCGGCATCGTTAATCTGTGACCACTGCACTCGAAAAGGGTTATTCGTAGAGCTTGTATTGTTATGCGCTGTAACGACAAAGTCTCGTATAACCGCAAGAAACTTAGCCTTTGGAGACCCAGAAACATCGGCAAAAGTACTTGAAGACCCAATGGTGTATTTTTGCAACAGATTACTCAATCCACTTGCTGCATAAACACTATTGCCAAACTGCACAAACTTCCATTGATCGTCACTTGCTAATGTATACGCACCACTTTTTACATCGTCTAACGCTGCTGTTGCAGCATTAAACTTAAATAACTTTGTAGCGTTACCAGCAAATAAATGCACTGTGCCACCACTATCAATAGTCGCAAAGAACCCTCGTAAGTAGGCATCAGCAGCTTGTGATAAGTTTGCTAATCCTAAGAAGGGTCTGTATCCCCTTGCAGCAGCTATAACATTTGTAGCCACTGTTGCCCCACTAGAGTTCAATGGGGCTTGGTCAGGTAGCCACTCTCCAAAGGGTATCATGTAGCACCATAGTCCTGTTTCATCGTTAACGCACCACCGCCAAAACGTGCCTGTTGTGTATCTCTTTTTACCTCACTCAATGCTCTGCTAAACAACGCATCATATTGTGTAGCTCTACCTTCATCCATTAAGAAGGTATGCGCTGCAACTAAAGACCCATATAAATAACAATCTGGGTGGCGTGTTAGCACTGTATTACTTGTATTAGAGTCCGATAGGGCTGTTATGCCGTTACCAAATATAATCTCTAGTGTTATCACTGCGTCAGGTATAGGACGCACATGAATATTCGACCCTATAATTGTATAGGATACTGGTGTGCCTTGTCCTTCAGAGCTATGCGTCTTAAAAAAGCTATCTGGAGTCGCAAAGTCTAACACCCTGTTAGGATTGTTGTTTAGCTTGACTACTCGTATCTCACGCAAATCAGTAGGTAAAGCATAGCTTTCTGTTCCAGCCACAGTGGATATAGTTGTAGAAGTCTCCTGTGATCGTGTATCTAACTCCCTAGACATTCGTGCTTCGGCTAATGAAATAAAGTCAGGGATATTGGTTGTTAAATCATCCCTCGCTAGAAAATTAGCTATTGAAGTCTGTAGGTTAGAATAGGTATCTAAACTCATGTTAATCGACCACCAGTCGTTCTAAAGTGTTTGTTCTCAGGGTCTTGCAGCCATTTCAGCCACTTCTTTTTATTATGTTTGAAGTGACCAAACTTCTTCTGTAATTCAAAAAATAAAGGTGCTGGTATTTCAGCTATCTTTTGTTGATGCTTTTGGGTGTTCCCAATCAACGACCCATAACGATATTCTCCCTCTTGCTTCTTCGCAAAATCAAGTACAGGAGACACGTTTACTCGTGTATTGACCTGAAGACCATCAACAGTGTCCTCAATCCATGTTTCTTTCCCTGTGTGGGGATTTTTACTCAGTAAGACTTTTCGCATTGTATCCTCAAGAGGAGAGGGGGCTTGCACCCCCTCATCCTTTTATAATTATGATGTATTTAAATCAAAGATCGCAGCGTGAGCCTTTGGCGCACGATTGATTAATACATACTCAGAAATGATAGCAAACTTTGTTGCATCTCCTGTAGCTGCTACATCAGAGACACTAAACATTCTGCCTGGTAAGTGACCGATTGCGTAGTGGTCACTGTCTAACAGAAGTATCTCTGTGTTTGTTGCGTTTCTGTCAATAACAGCGTTTAGCGTACCAAAGTCTGTTAAGAACAAGGACACTGAACCTACGATTGCAGCTTCGGCTGGTGCTGTCATCTGGATTTGGTTAGTCGCAACACTACCAGAACTCAAGCCACTGAAGGCAACTTTGTTAGCTGGGGAAAGAACAAGCATATCTGGCTGTCCACCATCCTCATAGGCTAATTTCATTGCGCCCTCAATATCAGCCAACTCAAGAGCGTCGTTTGAACCAGACATGGTAGCAGCATTTGAGCCGTCACCGCCTGACGCTACAGATGAGCCAGACTCAAGAACAACATTGCTCATGTAGGACAAGAACTTTGCTGTCTTTCTTGGGTCTGAAGCTGATTTTGCTTCGTTCTTGAAAAGACCTTTTTCAATGTCTCTTCTCTGTTCAATCGCCTTGATTATCTTGACATAGGCTGTTTCTCTGTCTCTACCAGCTTTGTCCACAACATCAAGTGTATTTGAGACACTTGCTGCCTGTGCTGCAATCTGGTGTACGTTTGACAGTCTGGTTGTCGCTGTTGGGTTGACGTAGGAAAAGTCAGCCCCTTCGTTGACATGGTTATCATCAGCAGCAGACGCTAACTCTTGGACTTGCCAATCGTGCGTAACTGCCTTTGTGGTTTCCTTTGCTGCATTAGAGAACACAGGGGTCTCATCTGGGTCAATCCGATAGATGACATCGGATAAGTCCTCTCTCTCTCCAACCGCATTTGAAGTTAGAAAAGTTGCCATATTATTTACTCCTAAATAGCTACTTGGTTAAAAGATATTCGACAGCAGCATCTCTGCTGTTTGTCTTTTTCAGCTTTGTCCAAGCGTCTTTTCGTGCTTTGTCTTGTACATTTGTACGAGGTTTGGGCTGTCCAGCCTTCACCATCTTAGGCGCAGTAACCACTTTCTTTTTTACGACAGTCGCTTTGTTTTGTAGATTGTCATAAAGTTGTGCTTTTCGTGCCATGTTTACTATCCTTGCATCAGTTGCGTTATTTATATCATCAGTCGAAAAGCCCTGATTTCGTAAATAACCGACTAATTCGCCTTTTTCTTTCGCTGCTACACCCTGATCTTTCCACGAGGGGATTAGATCAAGCAGTAAATCAGCCTGTTTCGCTAGTTGCTGAGACTTCAGGACTTGCTGTTCGTGTTGAACCGCTTGAAGTTTGCTTTGTCTCTGCTGTTCCTCAACCAAATAGGTATTGTATGCAATGGGGTCTTCGGATTTCAGTTGCGCTAACTGTTCCTGACTCATTGCCTGTTGAGGCTGTGCTAGCTGTTGTTCGTACACTTGTAGGACTTGAGCATATTTCTGACGCTCTTGCTCTAAAGACGCTTCCTTACTGCTTAACTCTTTTCTCTGTTCCGCAGCATCTTGTAGTCTTTTCTGAGCCGATTTTTCGAGTTGATAGTTTTTGATAAGTTCTTCAGTATTAACGTCATACTCCTCACCATCCACTTTCACTCTGTAGAGGGTCTCTTCTGGTTCGGCTTCTGCCTCTTCTTCGGTGACTTCCTCTGCCTCTGTTTCTTCTGCTTCTGTTTCGGTTGGTTGTTCTTCAACCGCCTCAACGTCTTCAGTCTCCACTTCGGTTGTTGGCTGGACTTCGCTTACTTCTTCGGAAGGGCTATTTGTGTCCAATAATAGGTTTACCGCATCATTTTGCGATAAGTTCCCAGTTCCCTCTTCAGGGTTGCTAGGGGTGTCTTGCATCCTAAACTCCTTTTGTTAATTGTTTATCTGCAAATTTTCCCGTCTTAATAACGGAATCCAATTGTCCTTCTAAATCTCTAATGGCATTATACATATTCCAGCAATGCTCTCTTGTTTCTGTATCGGTAGGCAAACTATCAGCCCACGCATTAAAGTAGTTACTCTTTAGTATCTGGAATGACTCAATCATAATAGGGTCACTCATTATAGCGTTTGCCCTTGCGCCTCTGTGACGCTCGTCTTCTAAATCTGTCATTGGGCTGTCGGTAGGTTCGTTGATATCTCGCCACCTAAGGCAAGTTTCTGTTGTCTAAGTGTAAGTTCAGCCTCAAATTCAAACTTGCGTAGCTCAATTTTTGCCAGCATCTCTTCTCTCTCAAGCGCAATCTTGGCTTCCATTTCCTCACGCTTTAGCTTTAGTTCTTCCTGTAGCTTTAGGAGTTCAATATTCTGCTCTGGGGGCTGTTCCTGTGCCTGTTGTGCAGCCTGATCTAACGCCTCACCGCTACTAAAGAACTGGTCTGTATTCTTAAATCCAGCCATCTCTGCAATCTTCTTCAGCGTATTAACATACTGCGATGGCTTTACCACAGGGTTGTTAATACCTAACTCTCTAAGCATCTGCTCTTGCTTGTTGGCAATCTGTACCAGCATCGCTGCTTTCTGGTCTTCTTCGCCATTACCCAAACCAACATTTACCTCTAAATCATACTCATTCGCAAAGGCTCTTGGGTCTATATCCACATATTCATTCAGCAAGCGTATTGTCACCGCCTTATCCTGATGCTTTTGAATAAGATGGAGGATGTTAAACATCATATCTCGAACACCAGTCTCAGCAAAGACACGAGCAATCATCTCTATCTTTAGCTGTGCGCCTTGTATAGTAGCGTTTACAGCGTTGGTTGATGTTGACTGCAACTGCTTTGGGTCAAGCCCTAGAGAGGCTTTAGAAAAGCCTGTACGCTGGTCTCTAATCTGGTCTGCATACTCAAGCATATTAAACGCTTGTGAGCCAAGTTGAGGAACGGCTAATGGCTGTACCATTCCAGGCGCTCTCATTCTTACAATCCCACCAGGTCTGCTTGAAAGTAGGTCATCAAGATTAGTCTGTCCTTCCACAACCGCCACTCTGGAGTTGTTGGTGAGATACAGATTATCCAGCATCTGTCGATAGATTTGCGACTTGATTAACTGCAAGTCCATAACCATTTCAGCCACACTCAAGCCTACCATTCTATGAGGCATAAGTATCGGACTCGCTATTGCAAAGGGTATCTTGTCAAACGGCTCATTCTCTACAATCTCGTAGTTATCGCCTAACACAATAACTCTTCTGAGTTCAGGTACATTATCACCATCATAATCAGCCCTGATATACGCCTCTGTCACCAACACCTCTCTGTTGGTGGGGTCTACAGCATTGTCATAGGGGCTGGACTCAATGTCCTGAAAGCGTGATTGACGCTCTGACTCATCGTCTAACTCTTTATCGCCTGTAAGCGACATAACAAGGTCTGCGTCATAGCCACGTTCTATTAGCTCACCAGCCTTTACTTGTGTTCTATGTCCTATAAATGTGCAATCATCCATAGACTTCGCTCTGCGTGAGAATATAAGCTCCTCTGGGGGTATATTCTCTATCTTTACCTTGCCATTCTTCGTGCGTCTTTTGACTTCAACATTAAAATACTGCTCAGTAGGTATCTCGTTACCCATCTGATCTGTAACGCCTTCCTCTACAATCTCCTGAGACACAAGTTCTATAGCTGGGTCATCAAGTAGGGTAGTTAA